ACCCAGACCCACGACCCCCATTGGGAAGATTTTCCCTGAAAATGGCTCGGCTAGGCATTATCAGGAATGAAACAAATTGAAATGGCTCAACTGGGAGAGATTGCCCGAGTCCGGGACGAATCGACTTACCGAGGTGTGGCAGAACCGCGAATTCACACAAAACTTAACGATTTACCCTCACTAGGTGAGCAAATGATTAAATTTTGCGAGGAAATCGGGTTTGAGCTGATGCCTTGGCAGCAATGGCTGGCTCATCACAGCTTAAAACAGAAACCCGATGGCCGATGGGCTCATCCAGTAGTCACCTTGCTCTGCGCTCGGCAACAGGGGAAATCAACCTTTATGGCGCTTCAAATTCTATTTAGAATTTATGTTTTAAAGGAGAAGCTTCAAGTTCATACTGCTCATAAACTAACTACTTCAGCAGAGCTCTTTTATAAGATTTATGCGATTATTGAACAGAATCCAAGGCTAGCTGCTGAATTTACTAAGAAGCTGGAAAGTAAGGGCTTTCAAGAGCTTCAATTTACTGAAGGCAGGCGATATATCGTCAGAGCCAATAACTCGGCTGGTAGAGGCATTGCAGCCCCTGAAACTATCCACCTAGACGAAGCCCGAGAGTATAAAGATGAGGATGTTTGGTCAGCCTTGAGATATACCCAAATGGCTAGTGCGAATCCTCAAATATGGGTTTATTCAAATGCTGGAGATCAACACAGCATAGTTCTAAATAAACTTAGGGAAAGAGCAATCGCTGCAATATTCGGTAGCAATGATGATATTGGTTGGTTTGAATGGTCAGCGCCTCAAAACATTAAATTTGATAACTCACCAGCCTTCTGGCTAGGTGTCTGCCAAGCTAATCCATCTCTAGGCATAACTATTCACCCAGATAACATTCGCGCCGTATTGTCAGACCCCGAAGATATTGTGCGCACAGAAGTCTTATGTCAATGGGTCGATACCATTAACCCAGTTATCAATCCGTCTCAGTGGGAGAGTTGCAAAGTTGAGGGACTTCGACTCAACCCTGAATCTGATACTTGGTTGGCTATTGATTTAAGCCCTAGTAGAAAAGAAGCGGCGCTAGTCGCTAGCCAAAGACTCGAGGGCGATAGGTTTCAAGTCATATTGCTGCAGACTTGGCATAACCCTGCCAATCTTGATGATAAAGCAATGGCTAATGATGTAGCGGAATGGGTGCGAAAGTATCCAGTTCAGTTGGTTGCTTATTCAGCCAAAACCGCGTCAGCGGTAGCAGCTAGGTTAGCCCCTGCAGGAATAAGAGTCGAGCCAATAGACGGCCTTGATTATGCCCAAAGCTGCGATGAATTACTGGGAGCAATTTCATCTCAGCGGTTAGCTCACTCGGGACAGGAAGAGCTGACCAAGCAATGCCTATCCGCCGTCAAGTTACCCTTTGGAGACGGCGGTTGGGTAATGGGTCGCAAAGTAAGCAATACAACTATTTGCGGAGCAATTGCTTCAGCTTTAGCGACACACTATGCAACGATGGCTGAAAGCGGAGTAGATATTCAAATAGTGTAAGTAGGCTCGCTTACAATGTAAGCAATGGGTGCTATAAGAGATTTTCTATTTCCACAGGTTCAGACGGCTAAACCTACTAAGGTTTCAGATGTTGCAGCCGCGCTAACTCCCGTCCAGATTAGCGATTCAGTTTATAATATTCTCGGCGGTGCGACTAATACCACTCGCCAATTAGCAATGAGCGTTCCATCTGTTGCTAGAGCTCGCAATATTATCTGCGGAACTATTGGCTCATTACCTCTTACCACTTTTAATCGCATAACTGGACAGTATGTAGATCCGCATCGCGTTATCAATCAGCCAGACCCAAGAGTTGCAGGATTCGTAATTTATAACTGGCTTGCTGAAGATATTTGGCTTTATGGTGCTGGTTATGGTCAAGTCTTGGAAATGTATTCATCAACAGATGGCGGCCGAGTAAGAGCCTGGACTCGCGTTAGTCCAGACCGAGTTACAGTTGATACCGATTTCCGAAATACTGAAATCACTGGTTATAAAGTCGATGGCAGTTCAGTTCCACTTCAAGGCGTAGGTTCATTGATTAGATTCGATGGCCCAGATGAGGGATTGCTTCACAGAGCTGGTAAAACAATTGCAGCTGCCGTATATCTTGAGAATGCAGCAGTTAATTATGCTAAAGAACCTGCACCGACTATGGTTCTTAAATCAAATGGAACTAACTTAACTGCCGAAAGAATTTCAGCTTTATTGAGCGCTTGGAAAACTGCGCGTCAATCTCGCTCTACTGCATTTCTAAATGCTGATGTAGATTTGAAAGAATTTGGCTTTGATCCCCGTTCGTTACAACTCGCAGAAGGCCGTCAGTATGTGGCTTTAGAATTAGCGAGGGCTTGTGGAATTCCTGCTTACTTCTTGAGCGCCGAAGCGACTTCTATGACTTATTCAAACGCGGTGTCCGAGCGGCGCTCATTAGTTGATTTCTCACTTCGCCCAATCCTTAAAGCGATTGAGGAACGCTTATCATTACCGGACTTCGTTCCAAATCCAGTAATGGTGCGCTTTGCACTTGACGATTTCTTACGCGGTAACGCATTAGAAAGAGCTCAAGTTTATGAAATTCTAAACCGCATTGGCGCGATGAGCGTTGAGCAGATTCAGCGAGAAGAGGACCTAATACCAAATGAAGGTTAATATGCCAATGGCAGTTACCGCTGCCGACACAATTAAAAGAACAATTACTGGGACTATCGTTACTTGGAATGAGCAAGGTAACACCTCAGTAGGCCCAACAGTATTCGCAGCAGATAGCATTGAGATTAAGCCAGTTAAGTTGCTCCTTGAGCACGACAGAACTCGCCCAATTGGCAAAATGGTTTCTCACAATGTAACTGCTAATGGAATTGAAGCTACTTTCAAAATTGCCAATACTATGGCTGGAGAAGATGCCCTAGTTGAAGCAACTGAAGGATTGCGCGATGGATTTAGCGTTGGAGCCCAAATTAACGAATGGACTAACAACAAAGGCGTTATGCAGATTACCTCAGCAACACTAGATGAAGTTTCTCTAGTTACTGATCCTGCAATTGATTCTGCTCGCGTAAGCGAAGTAGCAGCATCAGAAAACGAAGCACCAAAAGAAGATTCTGATTTGGCAACCGCTGATTCAGACAAACCAACCGAAGGAGACCAAGTGTCTGACACTACCGCTCCTGCTCCTGCCGTTGAAGAAGCGGTAGAAGCAGCCAAAGTAGAAGCTGCAGCTCCAAAGCCAGCTTTCTACACAACTCCAAGACTTGAGTTCACCAAGTCCAAATACCTAGAAATGAGCGTTCGCGCTGCTCTAGGAAATGACGATGCTCGCGCTTATGTTCGCGCAGCAGATGACACAACCAGCAACAACGCTGGTCTCGTCCCAACTCGTCAATTAACTGAGGTAATCAATCCTCTTGCAAATGCTGATCGTCCAGCAGTTGATTCAGTATCTCGCGGAGTTCTACCAGATGCTGGTATGACTTTTGAGATTCCAAAGCTCACAGCAGTTCCAACAGTTGGAGAAGAAGCTGAAGAAGCAACAATTGATGAAACAGGGATGACCAGTGAATTTTTATCTGTGAGTGTCAAGAAATATGCGGGCGGTCAAGAATTTTCCGTAGAGCTCCTTGACAGAAGTTCTCCTGCGTTCTTTGATGAGTTAGTCCGTCAAATGGAATATGCCTATGCAAAGGCAACAGATGTAGCAGTTGTAACTGGCTTAATTGCTGGTGGAACAGATGGCGGAAACCGCACTCTTGATGCAGCTGGACTTCTTGACTTCGTATCCGATGCTGGAGTTTCAATTTACTCCAACACTCTAGGATTCGCACAAAACATTATCGCTTCTCCTCAGCAATGGGGCGTAATTCAGAATCTTGCTGATGCTGGCCGTCCGATTTACCAGAACTTGATTGGCAATATGAATCAAGGTGGAAATCTTGGAACAGGTTCCGCAACTGGCAATCTACTTGGCTTAAACTTCCGCGTAGATCGCAATCTAACAACTGCTTCAGGTGTTGGAGATAACACAATCATCATCATTAACCCAGAGGCTTATACTTGGTATGAGTCAAGCCGTTTCCGCTTGGAGACTGCACAGGTAGCAACTGGCCAGATCAAGGTTGCTTACTATGGTTATGGCGCACTTGCAACAAAGGTAGGCGCTGGCGCTTATCGTTGGATGGTTGCGTAGTTAATTCAAAATAGTGACGGCCAGTCCGCTCCCGAGCTGGCCGCTCACCTAACTGCTTGAAAGGATGACGAGATGCCAACAATAGTTACGGCCACAGAGCTTAGGACGATTCTTGGCGTTTCGTCATCCCTATATA